TCGGTACCCCACAGACGGAGATGTCCCTCTACAACCAGCTCCCTGAGCGTGGCTATGAGATCCGAGTGTGGCCAGCTCTGTACCCAGAGTTGAACCAGGTGATCAAGTACCAGGGTCGTCTGGCTCCCATGGTCACCAATGACCTAGAGCAATCCTCGACCAAGGTAGGGATGCCAACAGACCCCAAGCGGTTCTCTGAAGAGGACCTGCTGGAACGCAGGGCCTCCTATGGCAAGGCAGGCTTTGCCCTGCAGTTCATGCTCGACACCTCTCTGAGTGATGCCGACAGGTACCCACTGAAGGTAGGGGATCTCATTGTCCAGCACCTGAACCCGACTATGGGTCATCTGAAGGTAGCCTGGGCTGCAGCTCCTGAGGTGACGATCAACGATCTCCCCAACGTGGCTCTGACTGGAGACCGCTACTACCGACCCATGTGGCACTCAGAGGATATGAATGAGTACACAGGGGCTGTGATGTCCATTGACCCCTCTGGTCGAGGTAAGGACGAGACAGGCTATGCTGTGGTCAAGCAGCTTGCTGGCAACCTCTTTGTGACTGCTGCAGGTGGTATCTCAGGTGGCTATGAGGAATCTACCCTTGAGACACTCGCTAAGATAGCCAAGGCGAACAATGTCAAGTACATCATCATTGAAGCTAACTTCGGTGATGGTATGTTCACCCAGCTCTTGAAGCCAGTCCTGACTAGGATCTATCCCTGTACGGTGGAAGAGGTGAAACACTCCACCCAGAAGGAAGCTCGTATCATCGACACCCTAGAACCAGTGATGACTGGACATAGGCTCATCGTTGACTACAAGGTAATCCAGAAGGACTTCGACACGGCACCTGATGTGAAGTACTCCCTGTTCTACCAGATGACCCGTCTTACCCGAGACAGGGGAGCCTTGATCCATGATGACCGATTGGATGCCCTAGCCATCGCTGTAGCCTACTGGACTGAGTCCATGGCCAGAGACAACAACAAGGCAGCTACGGAGATCAAGTCAGCAGCCATGGATAAGGAACTCAAGAACTGGCATAAGAATGTCTTTGGGGTGACTGAGAGACCTCAGACCACCTGGATGTCCAGAGCCTAATAGAATCAACAACTTATTTGACAGACCCCCACTAGGATAGAACTATCTATTCGGGGGATGACTTCCTGGGCACACTGGCCCATGAGGTTCTGGCTTGGCCAGGCTGGTCCTCATGTTGTGCTCAGGATGTAGGCATTCTACTCCTAGTCAATGTGGCTAAAGGTGACCTAACTCCTACTACCCATAGTATCTTATGGGGGGTAGGGGGGGAAGCTAAAGCCTATATTGGCTAGGATATAGTTCATTTATCTTACAGATAACTATAGGTAATCACTAGGTTTCATAAAGTGTGACTATTAGATGACTGTGGTATGTGATTATATATGATAACAACATAGATAGAGCTTTAAGACCACTTTAGGTCAGACCTGTGGGGTAACCTAGGGTTGGACCTAAAGATGTCTTCTAGGGGTGTTTAAAGGCTTCCTAGGGGTATCTTCAGGGGTGACTTAGGGGGTGACTTGAGGGGTCAAAAGGTTTTACCGAAAAAATCTCTGAGGGTACCTCGAGAAATGACGGTGCGAACTTCCCCCCGTGGCCCTGCTCGTTGGCCCGTGTTTGACCGCTGGTTGACCGTGGGTTGGCACAATGTGTGTCACAGGGTGCGCTAAGTCGTTGATTTATATGGGGATTTGCTAGCTATGAGAGCTAGTGCAGGTAGGGTTATCAATTGTTTTTAAGTTATCCACAAGATGTCCACAAGTTATCCACAGGCTGTGCTTGGGCATCAGTGCGCTTTGAACCTAGAGACAACCACAAGCTCACCACAAGCTCACATAAGGCCTAACCACAAGCCCAGCACATAAGGACAATCAATCGGTGCGCTTTAAGACAGAGAATCGGTGGGTTTTGAATACGAGAGTTCTAAGGGTATACCCTATTAGGGTTTAAAGTCGCATCAGTAAGTCTATGATTTATAAGACTATTTCAAAAGCTGGCACGATTCTATTATGCTATATATGTGAGAGCCTAGAAAATCTATGCTATCATCCAGTCTTCATTAACTAACTAAGGGATCATCACCATGAAAAATTTTGCAGTAGAACTCAAACGTGTTTCGTACGTCACAATTTATGTAGAAGCTGAGAGCGAAGAACAAGCCGAGACAATGGCTTGGGAAGAGCTGGAAGCTGGGGAATCTTACGGTATCTCTGGAGATGCTGATTGGTCTGTGGAATCTATCTCTAACTAACCTAAGGAAATCATCATGACACAACTTAACATGACAACTGCACAACGTTTTGCTTTGAACCAGTGGCTTACTGAGTACCCAGAGACAATGAGCTATGAGCAAATCATAGAGACAATGGTGGGTGACTCTGAAGAGTGGACGCATGACGATATTACAGTGTGGCAAGTGGTGGAGAATTTCACACTTCGCCAAGTTGCTGATTTTATCGAAGACACTCGCGCACACTTTGAGTGTGTTACCCAATAAGCCTAAGGACACACATCATGCCAACTTCAGCACAACTCGCAATCAAAGCCCTTGAGCACTTCATTACCGCTATTGTCTATGGGATAATCTTCTGCCTCGTGGCCTATTGTTTTATTGGCTAGACACTTGACAGATTACAACCATCACACTTAGACAATCATTCCATCACGCACACATAAGGACAATCTACCATGCCCGTGACACTCTCTAAAACCTCCAAGCTTGACGGTATCAAGTCCTGGTCTCTCCAAGCCCGTGACACTTGCCCTGGGTCTATCGACAATGGGGAGTTAGTCCCTGCCTGCCAGGGCTGCTATGCCACGACTGGGAATTATCGGTTTGACAACGTCAAAGCCCCACGAGAAGCCAACAAACTCGACTGGCAGCGTCTCGACTGGGCAGACGATATGGTCAAAGCCTTAGACGACTCGCGCTATTTCCGCTGGTTTGACTCTGGCGATATGTACTCTGTCGCCCTGGCTGAAAAGATACTTGAGGTTATGCAGCGCACACCATGGTGTAACCACTGGCTACCCACGAGAATGCACAAGTTTCCTAAATTCCGCCTGGTGATTGAATCCATGCAATCCCTGCCTAATGTCATGGTGCGTCCTAGCTCTGACTCTGTCTTGGGTGAGTTTCTACCTGGTACGCATGGCAGCACGATTGTGCCCAGCCCTGAGAGCCTGCCTAAAGGTGTCAAGCTCTGCCAGGCTTACGAGAAAGGCGGTAAGTGTTCTGGCTGTCGTGCCTGCTGGTCTAAGGATGTGCCAGTCATAGCATACCCAGCGCATGGCGTGAGAATGGCTAAGGTTATTCGCCTGGCTATCGCTGCCTAAACACTTGACAGATACCAATTATTACCAATTCGTGAGAGTTGGTAATTGTGGGTAATGTCACCCGATAACCTGGAGAATACTATGTGGTTTACCTCAACCTATGGAAAAATCAATTTGCAAATAACGCTGGCTCAGGCCTCTAGCGCCTCTCACCAGGGACAATGTGACGCTGACGTCCTGGCACTGTCCAAAGTCCCTCAGATCGCCCGTCAGTTGGCCAAGATTGACCCTCAAGACCTACGAGATGAGCTGCAGGACTATGGGGCTTGGGACGATGAGGAGCTGGCTGACCATGAGCAAAACCTGCAGCGCATTCTCTGGATTGCCTGCGGTGACATTGTGGACGAGGCCTGACCATGTACCGAATCCAAGCCTATAACAAGCGCACAAAGCACTTCACCATTCACCGCTGTGAGACGATGGAGGAGAGACGCAAAATCTTGGCTGACCTCTTGGCCTCTGGGGATTACTCCGAAGCTGGCATAACGTGGGAGTGGTTGGCCCGTGGGTGGTCTCAATGGTGAGGCCTTACGTGCGAGGGGTAGGCCTTACCCGCCGCCTCTTGGTCTACCCTGACCGCATAGAAGCCCAAGCAAGGCACCCAGTCTATTATTCGTGGGAGACAATCGCCCGATTTGCCCCTGACGAGTCCTACAACGCCACGGTGTATGCCCAGAGCGCAAAGCCTTGGCCGACCTCTAAAGTCAGCACCAAGTCTGTTTTTTAGGTGGTTTCACTTGGCTGGCCTTAGGTCTCTGCATTTTCAGCGCATAGCCTTGGCTGGCCTCTAGGCCCTAGCATTGGGCCTTCTAGAAAACCTGAGCATCTCAAAGGGTCTTAGCATTGGGCCTTTTGAAATTCTCATGTAGAATTACATCAAGACCTGACCAGAGGTCGTTAATACGCTGGGTGTAGGGGCGGACGCATAGCCTTGGTTGCTGTGACAATCCTACAGTCTCTAAGAGTGTGTCTTCATGTCGAGGGCACATCATTGGAGATT